GAAGATTGAGGTTCGTCATATAACGACACCAGAGGAGGCGCAGGATTTGATTAACTCATTGCCTGAGGCAGACGTAGAGGAAGTTACGGATATATAATGGCTAACTGGTCAAAGCACCCAATCCTCAAGGTTCCAACCAGGGGGCAGTTACAGAAACTTCTGGAGGAGAAGGGGGCGCAGGCTGTCCACGATGTATGGAAGGCTAGAGAGGATGCTATATCTCTGTCCAATACTGACCCGTTGAATCATGGCTTTCCTCTGCCACACTGGGAGAAGGCTGACGAACTACTAGCTAAGTATGACACGTTGTTTGCTAGTGGTGGTAACAGATCGTCTAAGACTGAGTATGGGGCTAGGAGTGTGGTCAAGGCTGCCATAGCTAATCCGAACGCTGAGATTGTATGCTTTGCCCAAGACCATGATGCCTCTGTGCGCATTCAGCAGAAAGCCATCTTCCGCTACCTACCACCAGAGTTTAAGCAGAAGCAGAAGGGGCAGGTTGAGTATTTGAACTATACGGCTAAGAATGGATTTACTGGTGACTCGCTGATTCTACCCAATGGCTCTGCTATATACTTCCACACCTACTCTCAGTTCATTAGCAATCGAACTAAGTTTGAAGGTTATGAGACTGGTTCTCTTACACCAAACTGGGTGAACATAGGTGTATGGTTGGACGAGTATTTGGAGGATGGTGACTTGGTTGAGACGTTCCGTTTCCGTCTAGCTACACGTAACTCTAAGATGCTCCTGACCTTCACACCGATTGATGGTTACACACCCTTCGTGGCAGAGTTCCTGAAGAATGCAGAGACACTGGAGACTAGGCAGGCTGACCTACTAGGAGGGGAAGAAGTTCCATTTATACAATACAGTCCGAACAAAGAAGCTGGTATCATCTACTTCCACTCTATCCTGAACCCATTCGGTGGATATGAACGGATTTCGAAGGAACTGAAGAACGACTCTAGGGAAGTTATTATGACTCGTGCCTACGGCATTCCAGTGAAGTCAATGAATTCACTGTTCCCAGACTTTAGCACATCTGTGCATTGCATTGATAAACTCCCTACCATTACCAAGGAGACGCATACAGTCTACCAGGTGGTTGACCCTGCTGGAGCTAGGAACTATGTAGCCATCTGGGCTGCTGTGGATAAGAAGGGGTATGTAACCATACTGAAGGAGTGGCCAGACCGTGACAGCTACGGAGAGTGGGCAGTGTTCGGAGATCCGAAGTGGAAGTTTGGCCCTGCGTCTAAGAAGCTAGGCTACGACATACAGTCCTACGTGGACGAGTTTACAATGATTGAGAAGGAGATGGGGGTTCAGGTGTTTGAGCGTATAGGAGACTCCAGATACTTCGCCAGAGAGAATGAGGACAATGCTGACTTGTTCGAGAGCTTTGCGGACAAAGGAATGTTCTTTGTCCCTTCCAACGGAACCGACATCGACACAGGCATCAATGCTCTGGACGCATGGATGAAGTATAACAAGAACCTGCCAGTAGACGAGGCCAACCGCCCCATCCTACACATTCATAGCTCCTGTGGGAACCTGATCCACTCCCTAATCAACTGGGGGCATAAGGGTAAGGCAGACGAACCACTGAAGGACTTCGTGGACGTAATTAGATATTTAGCAACACACAATGATGGATATGGCCCAGACTTCGTGTCTGACGCTAGCTTTCAAACAACGATGAGAAATAAGGGAGGATACTAATATGGCAAAGAGAAAATTAACACAACTGGCTGAGGACTACGGCAAATCATTTGAGGAACTCTATGATTTAGCCGTCAACAACTTCGAGGAAGACATGCTGTCTGGTCGAGGTCGTAACACGTGGGTGGATGAGCGAGGGCAAGACCTATTGGATGATATGATAGCTATGCCACTAGAAGACTGTGGTAAGGTTTATCGTGGCAAGGTTTTATCTGAGTGTCCGAACAAGTATTACGTTATGGTTCACCACCGAGACAGGGGCTGCAAGGTTCCTGTAAAAATCAATAAGCGCATGATCGGAAAACTATTGAACAAGGTGATATACTTTTTGGAAAATGAGGCCGAAGACAGCCGAACCTACACATGGGTAAAACGATAGTTGCATTATATGTTACACTAAATATTTAATATGCCCGACGATTCTAACTTTGAGGAGCTTACATACGTAAGCAAGAAACCAAACGTCAAGTCTTTACGATATGCCTACGACCAAACAGTTGTAGAGCTGGAGGCTTACTTTGATCTATGTCGCACGTCCTATGATGACCGCCGTAACTGGTGGCCAGGGAAAAGCCGTGACCTGCGCAAGCATGGTGCGGACGCATTTCCGTGGGAGGGTGCAGCCGACATGGAGAGTCATGTTATTGATGAACGTGTCACCAAGCTGGTTTCTTTGTTCATCTCCTCGATGAAGCGTGCTAACGTCCGAGCCTTTCCAGTAGAGGCAGGCGACATTGCTCGCTCTAAGGTGGTTTCTAACTTTATGAAGTGGATGGTCTCGTCGGGCTACATTCCACGCTTTGCTCGTGAGATGGAGCTAGGAGCTAATTATTTCCTAGAACGCGGCATCCTCATTACTTACGTAGGCTGGCATCGAGAGGATCGAC